TCTGTCTACTAAAAGAGTCTTCCAAAGTGTACTTAGATCTTCAGGAAGAATCAATTCCAAGATTCTTTTTTGAAGGTCAACTGGCATTCTATCTGTCGCGGCTTTAAGGTCGTAACAGTTTAGAGGCCCTGTTTTAGTAAATTTTCTCACTCTCTTCGCAAGAAGATGGTGTGAAAAAGTACCATCACATGGAAACTTCTTCAAGACTTTCATAAGATAGTCATGAATAGGTTTCAGTACAGTTTGGGTCCAAATGTCTGGAATACAAATTACGCGGGTCTTCCCACCTCCTTCTTGAAGGAAATGGAGTCGAGCCGTCATAGATGTATAAATTTCATTTAGATTCCTTTCGGAAAGAGATTCATTTATTAATTTTGTCCATTGACTAAAAGCTGATTCGGTAAAAACCTTTTCAGCAATTTTTCTTTGAATATCAATAATTCCTGAATCATGGCAAGCTATTGCATCCAATATACTTGTATAACCAATTGCATTGGCTCCTTGAGCTGATGCCTTAGGTGTTACATATATTGGATTGTGGGCTGATTTTAATTCAAACGGTATTATTTTCCGGGCTTTAAGGAAGTCCTTAAAGTGGAATGTAATATCGTCAATTAAATCAGCGTATCGCTTTGTTTGAGAGTTTGGATTTCCTTGAGTTATGGTGGAAACATCATAACTGACAGTGCCTTTTAACGTTTTGTAGTAATTACAAATTGTCAAAATACCCTGTCGAAATCTAAATTCCTTCATAAGCTGTGACATTGGAATCTTAACTCCCTTGATCAGGAAGCTAGGATATCCCTGTCTCATTTTCGTCCAGAATATTTTATTCTGGTTGAAAGTTGTGCTTTGATCCATACAGCTTTGCTGCATGAACCTAAGTACTTCCTTATGGAAGATAATTGTCTGGTCCACGCCATGGTTACTAATCATAGCTGTGATGTGAGTTAGATAATTATCACAAATTAAGCGAAGGGTTTGATCTTTATAAATAGAACGAAAGTTTTGTTTATAAATTATTAAATCTCTTTTTTTGTTCATTTATTTTAAATGATCGAAATAGTACGCTTTCCCAATTCGTAAGAACTGGTGCTGAGACTCCC